ACCCGTTTCAAACTTTCCTGAATCATGCCTGCAACCATCTTCAAGTTTTGCGTGCTGCCGCCTCCGCCGCCTATTACCGCGACGAGAGGCGCATGAAACTCGAAACGATAATTAATTGGGGTGCCAGCGTCAATGATAATGTCCGTAGCCTTGCCGCCTGCAGCAAACTGCGCAGCTGGTCCAAGCAAACTGGTAGGCATAATTTGTCCTGGACCTAAACCATACACGGGTCCGGTACCGCCCAAGTTTTGCCAATCATACCCCCTTGCCGCTTCTGCAGGTGCTTCAATTTTGCGCATAAGTTCATCAAGAACGTTGACGGCATCTTGCAAATCAATTTTCATGGCATTCGCAAAACGGACAGCAACCGCAATTGCGCGGAGCATACTACTTGATTCCCATGCTTTCGTGTAAGCCTCAACGAAATCTTTGCCGGCTTCACGTGCTTTTTCCACGTTGTAACTACGGATCAAATTGTCAAAAACGCGTTGGTTTACATCTTGCGTCTTTTGAAGTTCAACATTCACGCCCTTGATACGATCCATTGTGTCCTGCCATCGTTTCTGCCAAACTTCAATCCACGGTGCTTGTGTTGACACGATGCTTGTTGTTTGGGTTAATGTGGTGTTTAAATTTTTCAAAGCTTGGGTGTAATCAGTCACATTAGCCGTTGCACCACTCGGGCCGCTTGGCAACGTTATGCCAGGCGGCGTCAATAAACCGCTTTTGCCAATTGTTGGAAACTCTGGCATTCCAAACTGTTTTCGCAGACTTAACGCGAACTCACGGACTTGTGGTGCAATGACTATTCCCGCAAGAGGAATTGCAGCTACGGCCAATGAAAGTCCAATGGCAGCAGCTTTAGTTAATTCTAATTCGGTGCGAAGATATTGAATAGTTGTCTTTAGTCCCGTGAGTCCAGTGATCACTGTTGGGATAACACTGACAGCCATCGTCATCATTGTTTTACGTTGATTTTCAGATGCCATATCTGCTCTTTCAGTAGCTACTTTGTAACTTTCTTGCGCGAGCATCAATCGGTTCTGAGCATCTATTGCTTGCGCACTGCCTTCCCCGTATTTCTCAAGGACTTTGTTCAAGTTGTTCTGAGCATCACGGACCGACTCTGAGCTTTTCATCACGACGAGGTTTGCACGATCTAGTGCTACTTGGCTATCTCTGACGCGGTCAACCATGTTGTAAAGGTTAAGCGCGCTCGAAGCAAGGTTGTTGAAACCAAGAACGAGGCTCTTGGCATTGCTGCCCACCTTGCTAATCGTACTGCTGGCATTATCGACTGCGTTGAGATCAATTTGAAGACGTGTACCTGAAAGACCGTAACTCATTCAAACCCTTCTACGATTCACTTTCGCCGTGAACCAGGCAGCCCACTTCAAAAGAAAAGAAACCTGGAAAGGCGTCAGACTCCCAACATACTCGAGTGTGTACCCGTACTCATGTGCGATAAAACCAATCACTTGCGCGTCTTCATTGTAGTCTACGAAACTGCGGATTTCTTCTCCGGTGGCAAAAAACCTTCAGCTTCGCTTAGGAGTTGCAGGATCCTCGCACCCTTGCCCATTGGAAACTTCTTGACGTCCTCAAGAGTCAGTCCAGGATAAGCTTTCTCAAGCATTTTCCAAAGCATCATAGTCGAATACTCTTCGTTTGTCTTAGCCTTACTCAAATCAGCAGTGTCCTCGAGCACCAAAGGATAATAATAGATTTCTTCGTCGCCATCAAGAACCATGTGTTTCTGAGTAGCTTTTTTCACAAGCATCTTCGGGTCGAATTTCTTTGCGGCAACACGGCCTTCGGCTTCTTCCTTTTCGAATAGGCGTTTTCCTCTTTCAGCAGGGCCTTCAGGTTTTTCAGTCATAGGCAAAACCTCAGACAGATCCCTAATACGTGCCAAGCGTTAATGATGCGCCTTCGCCAGAACCGTTCTCGATGACGATACCGTTCTGTTCATCTCGCCAGCCATGGTGGAAAATGATTGCGTTGGACAACGTGTATTTGGGCTGTCCTGTGGGTGTGCTGTTTGCAGGTCCGAGAATGATCGTCATCTTTGTTCCAGCGAGAACCTGAGCTGCATACGTTGTATCGATGAACATTTTCTCGAAGCTGAACTTGAAACTCTTGTTTCCACTCTCGAGGACAGCAGGGATATCGCTTGTGAATTTGTAGTCTTTGATAACATCTGCGTCCATGTCGAATGTGACGCCTTTGATGTAGCCAGCTTCAGCACCGTTGATTGTGATGCTGCCGTTTCGTCCTATTACTGGTGTTGTATTTGGCATGTTTTTTCTTCAACCTCCAACTTTTTTCTTGCTTTGCGGAGATCTGCTCGAGGCAAATCTCTTTCGCAACAAGTTAGACAGGTGACCTGTAAGCATCATTTCAAGAAATTCGGACTTACTTCCCTCGAAATAGGAATTGCAAACGGGCAACGGCGCCCATTCCCACGTTTCAAAGTGACTCGAGCGAAATTCCTCTTGGGTGATCCTCTTGAGGACTCGCTCATATTCTTCTTTTGCAGCGATGAACCCTAAACCGATCCATGCACGATAGTACCGATCATTGTCACTGATGAACAGCAGCATCTTCCTGATAACCGAAAGGAAATGCTGAAAGTTACGATCCTCGAGGCTTGCCAAAGACTGTTTGGGCACATCGTCAAAACGCCCGCAATACACCTCGAGCAAATAGACATTGAAGAGCTGCTGGAACACATGCTCAAGCATCTTTGACTGAGGATATCGCGCTCGAGTCTCCGGCAGAAGCCGATCAATCACGCGCGCGCATAGATTCACAATTTTCTTGAAGAGATGAAGTTTGAGTTCAAGGCGCAAACTGATCTCCTCAAGGCGTGAAAAACATCAGAGTTCGGAGTCTGACGACGCCGCCATAGTACAGTTTTCCTCCTGTACGGATCTCTCCGGGACTGAACATAGTGGGAATAGTGTCTCTCACCACGTTGTTGAGAGTACGGTCCGTGAGGATCTTGTCGAGGACGTCGCCCATGACTGATACGATATCCGTGAACCAGTTAGTAGGTTCTGTTTCACGAATCAAAATGACAACGCTGATACGGATATTGTTGTCAAGCATGCTGCCGAACGCTGCCTGCTCAATGTCAGTCGGGTCAGGACTGATTATCGCCATGGGTAATTGTTGAACTTGGAACTTTTCGCCTAAAACGACAGTCTTGATCGCTGTAATTGCTTGAAGGGCCGTCTTGACTTGATCGAAAACAGCCTTGTACGAATCATAATACTTTGTCATCAATAGACCTCGTTCACCAGATCCGCCCACAACAGATCTGACCACAACTCAGGAATCTTCCTCTGCACGTCTTCCATCGTTTTGCGTACAAACGGATTCGGCTTCGTCCCCGGATGATGAACAATCGGCGAGAAAACCATTCTTCCATTGACCTCGAAAGCCAAAACCTTCGAGAACACCGGGCGAATCTCATGCGGCGCCGTCCCATACTCAACGTACACCGCGTAAGGCACAGTTGGACCGACAGATCCTTCCAAACCCTGAACGCGCTTCTCAATGCTTCCAAGCAATCTGCCAGATCTCACTGGAGCCCTAGCACACATCAATGCGTAACCATAATCCACAGCAGCTCTCACGAGCCCAGGCAGAAGCTTCTCCTCAATTTTGCCTGCAAACAGGGAAAGGTCCAAACCCCGCTGCGAAACCTGAACCTGAATGCTCAAAACTCAACCAGCTACCACAAGCCTTCGCACATAGGGCCTAAGCATGCCCTTGAGTTCTTGGTTGAAAGCTTCAACCGCAACGACTTTGATGACCATATCGTCTGCCTGGACCTGTGGGCTCACTTTCCGCTGGAGGATCCCGTGAAGCATATTGCAACACACCTGAATGCAAACCTGCTTTATGTCATCTGGCGTGCTGCTGAAACCAGCAGTGTACGAGACTCGGATACTCTGCTCAACGATTGCAGGAACCTTGTTGACAAGCATCAGTTGCCCGGAGGGCAGATTCATTATGTAATCTGGCTCCGTCACAGTCACCCAGTTCGCCGTGATTCCGTATCCTTGATCATTGTATTCTACCTTTGAAACTGACAGAACAGGATAGTACAAGAGACTCATCCATGGATACTGAAAATCATGAAACTCATTTGTGAATGCAAGCCCGTCAGAAGCAAAGAAACCAGTCGGAACCCGACAGAAATTTTCGATCATCGACTGCCCAAGGACAATTAGACTATCCAGGAACGTGTTGAAATCGGAATCACTCGCATATCCCAGATCTGTGTACGCGATTTTGCTGTGTGCTTTAACATCAGTGTTCGAGCAGTACGATGCGGATCCTCCGCCGGTGCCACCACCTGAGACTATAACCTCATACACGACGCCCCATGAGAAAAGATGGTCCGAAAGATCCATCGAACTCAAATTGATCTTGAAGTTAGTTACTCCCGGATCGCTAGGCCAGGAACTGCGACCGCCAAGATCATCAAGCGGAGTAATACTGATATCTGCAAGAGTCGGAGTTGTTGACAGACCATGCGGCACAGTGACAGACGTATTGCCGGCAGTGATTGTTGCCGTTCCCGTTTTCGTTGAATAGACAGTTACCATTCTTTCTCTTGCCTCTCAAGTCAACTGAGGATAATCAATTCTTTTCTGGTAGAGAGCATACCAATAGAGCGTTCTTGCGTCAGTTGCTCCGACCGGCGTTATCGTGCCAGCGTTGTTGATCCAGAAGTCTATTTGGAAATGCGTCGTATTCATGGTCAAGATCGTGGGTTCTATGAGAAAGGCCGTCGAGTTGATGTAAGCAGAACCGGCGATCTTTACGAAGGTTACGTTTGGCGTGACTCCCAGATTATGTTTGATCCAGGTTCCGTTGATGCAAGACGTTTCGTTCCCCAAGTTCTCGAGTCGGATGTCTGCGCCTGCCACTCTTTGTTTGACCTGGAGATTCAGATAGTAATCGATATCTCGCCAAGTCAGGACCGGGAGTCCCCAGCTGCTCACGTTGCCCATGCACTGGTTGAACCAGTAACTCGTCATTGTTCCATGAAAAGTCAGGAAAGCGAGTTCTCCGTTCGAACCCGAGCCCGTACTGTTAACTGCATACCAGGCAGCAGCGGCGATGACTCCTCCGGCAGCTTTGGTCCCGTTGAAGTTTGACTCTGTCGGGAAGTAGCAACTGAAGATGTCCGAGATGTAATTCCACGTTTGATTAGGCCATGGTTTGTAGTTGCTCCAGCCAATGTAGTTGTAATATTGCCGTACCATCTCAAAGTTTGCTGGATGCCCGGAGGGGAAGCCCATCATGTCAATACGGACGTTCAGGTTTCTTTCGATCCAATCCTTGCTCACTCGGTATTCTTGATCTTGGTCTGCCAGAGTGATGGTTGCCCCGGTCATGTCCTTGCTAAGATATCCGTGACTGTAGAAACTCCAGCCCGCATCACGCATTTCTTTCAGATTAGTGAGAGTGACATAAGACGTATTTGTGGCTCCAGCTTGTTCTACCCAGCGAGAAACGACTCCTTCGCTGCCTCTGAAGCCCCAGATCGACGTCATGTTCTTGAAATACGTGCTGTATTGGATGTAGAGGGTATCATCGAAGCAGATCATGAAAGCAGCTTTGCTCACGGCATTCAAATAGCCTTGAACTTCAATGTCTGCGTACGGCGGCACATTCGGATAATAGTTGAGAGTGAAATTTCCTCTGAGAACGACTTTCTCAGTTCCTTTGGTCCCATTGTTCAAGTGAGAGAAGGCATATTGAACGGCCAAGGTCTGATTTGTGTCCTGATAGGCGACTAGTCCACTGCTGCAGTTCTTGACTTTGACCGTGGTGCCATCGAAATCGACAACATAAGCGACTTGCTGATAGGGGTTTGCAAGGACGTCGGTCCTGTTTTCACCATTGAAAAAGAAGCTATTCGAGCCGTAATGGTTCCTTATTCCTTGATAGTCTTCATCAATAGAAATGTTAGGGCCATAAGTGACCCCCCCGGCTAGAGTGCAGCCTTTCAGAAGGATCGTTCCACCACTCGTCAGATTTCCGACTGCGGCCACCTGGACCGCTGTCTTGTTGGTGCTGAACCAATTCAGCTTCCCGTCGGTCCCGTTCTGCAAGCAATAATAGGCGTCGATGGGGCTGACGATGTAGTCATAGGGTTTCTGGAGCCCACTGAGGCTGCTGTTGACCGGTGCATCGAGTCGGGCTTCAATCTGGTTAAGACGCTCTTGAATGGTGATATCTACCGTGACGCTTGCTCCGAAATAAGCTGCGACGCCTGCACAAAGCAGAATAGCACACAACATCACGGTTTTAGACCATGTCAAACCGTTAAGACTGATCCTTTGTCCCTTACTTTCGACCATTCTGTTCACCATATAACTGGATGATTTCCAAGAGGGCAGTAACTTTCTTGCCCATCCAAGACTGAAGTTTCTCAAATCGCCTGTCTTTTCCCATCGCCAAGAAATACACGGTCACAGGCACAACCGGAGGTAACTTGCCCTTGATGATCTTGGGCCACCTGCACACTCCGCAGGATCCGTGGCGTCGCTTCAAATTCTGACCGCACACATCAACACAGTCAGGCACGCCAAGAAGGCGCATCAAGAAAGTACGTTTGACACGCTTCCGGTCCGGAACTGAATAGACAGCAAAACTATCGCCCTTCTCGTCGACGGCGATTAGAACGTTAGGATTCAACTTCAACATGACTGTTAGACCATGAGCTAGAGCTAAGAGCTCTGCGCGACTCATCTTAGTAAGGTCCAACAACTTCAATCATTCCTGAAACTTCGAAACTGAAAGAAAGAGGGAAATGAGGTCAGTGAACGCCGTGATTCTTGACTAGGTTTGAGACGTGATTTTCTGGATGCTATTCGCTACGCCGCCGATTGACCCGCCGTCCATGTGCGTGATAACATAGTTCGAAAGCTCAGTCGGAACTCTGTACAATTCGACTATGGGCTCTTCTTGGAGACCAGCCCAAACCGCGCTAACGCCTTTAGTTCCCACGTAAGCCAATGTCTTCACGCCTGCAGGACAAACAGTGTCCCAATACGGATCTGCGTACCAGTCGAGACCAAGGACCTTCGGAATCTTGCCAGTAGTGAACAAATCTATGAGGGCGCTGTAGAATTGCTTGACATCGTAGCTTGTGGTGAATGCGTTCCACATATTCGCCGGGGAAGTTGCGATGAAATCGCTTTGGAATCCGAGGTTAGCGTTGTTCTTGATTGCGGTGGCAACCTCAGCAAACGTGAGGCTTGTGCCTGAAGCTGCACTCAAGGTTCCGCCTGCCGCTGCCGAGAGCGCTACAGTGACATACTTGAAAATGCCGTTCTTAACGCATGAACCGTGGACGCGTCCCATTTGTTCAATGAAGTTTATCGCTGAAGTGTTGGCAAGCAGGTCGGAGATCTGTGTGACTTTGCCGAAGGCCTTCATGGTGATTGTTCGTTTCGTCAGAGTCGGATCTGCAGCGGAGAGCGCAGAACCTTCAGTCCACTCATCAAATCCTGGCTGAGTAATTATTTGAGTGTCAACTGTCTTGCCTGAGCCTTTCGGAACCGTTGCAGGCATGCATAGATCTCGTGCATCGACCCAGCTCTTGAGCTCCAACAGGGCTCGGGACTGCACCATTGTGGGCAGTGCTACGTTGCTTGTGGTCGTGAGGAGCTCCTTGACGGTCATTTGTGATTGGTCGCTTTCGTAGAAGCCTTGGAGTTTTTCAGTCAGAGCCTTCTTTTTCTGAAGTGTGAAGAGCTCGCGCATCGTGAGTTTACCATACAGTCCCAGGTCTTCTTTGTTGCCAAGCTTCTCTTCAAGCTTTGATAAACGCTCGTTGATCCGCTGGTCAATCGACTTCATAAACTCATCTGGATTAAAGTCCATTTTCATTCTCCCTTGTCAGTTACTTCCCACATTTCGCTCTAGGGCTCGCCCTAGAGAGTCGGAGGGTTGCTGTACCGTTTCATCAAGAACTGAACAGACTGAAAAATCCGGATTACTGCGATTTCTTCTCTACTGCTGCAATGAGTTCTTGGCTTACAATGCGAAATGCGTCACTCTTGTCAAGGCCTTCGCTGCGGAGTTCGTGAAAACGAGCCCAGAAACCTTCCTTCGTCAACAAACATTTGCACGGTTCTTTCTTAGGCTCTTGTTTAGGCTCTTCCTTCGGCTTCTTCAGTTGCTCGACTTCGCTTTTCAAAGCTTCATACTTGCCTTGAAGATCTTCCATCTTCTTCTCAACAGTCGCTTGGGTAAGGGTTTTCAGGGTCAGGGCTTGGCGATAACCTTCCAATTCCGCGTACAAAACATTCAGTTTAATGCGTAGCGCGTCTTGTTCAGCAGGCGTAAGTTTCGAGGGAGGCGGAGGCAGTTCTTTAGGGTAGAGTTGTTGTTCAAGGTCGAATATTACTTTCATTCTTGCTTCTATTTCTGCTATTATTTCGTCAGCCGTCATTTCAGTAAGACTCTTCGTTGATGAAGTAGGCGGTATTGGATCCTTATTCTCAGTCTTCTCTTCTTTTTCTTCCTTTTCCATTGTTACACCTTTGAAACTTTCAACCAGTCTCTCAACCGGCATAATACGAGTAAGAGGCACTCCTGGAAGCACATCTTTCGTCAGGTACGCTTTACCCGTGAAAACAAGGCCCTTGCACGCCCATCCTTCCGGCGTCAAGTCAGATCCGCGAAGACAATCCGCCTCGACACTTACCTGAAGGATCTCGCCCTTCTCCAGCATACTCAGGGCTTTACTTCCCTTCAAAACCCGGTCCAGACACTCAACAGTGTCATCTTCGTAGTCAGCGTCGACAATCTGAACTTCCTGCAAAATCTCTGCTGTATGATTCAAATCAGTATGCTTGCCAATCAGAGTCCTGCAGGCGCGAATAAGCTCTTCACGCGTGTAGACGTTCCAGTTCATGCTTGTCAGGGGAAAGAGGGCTTCAACTTTGAAATATTTTGCCTGGTCATCTTCTTTGATGAATTGGATGTGCGGTTGAATCCAAGAAAACTTTTCACGAGTCTCTTGTGGATATTCGTAAGGCTTCGTGTCATCAAGGCCTAGTTTCTTCAGCCAGGCATAGTAGATCTGTTTGCCTTCGTCACATTCAGTCTCGCCTTTGCAGTACCGCCACATGAAAGCATCATATATTTTCTGAAAGTCCAGATGTCTCGGCATTTAGATTCCAACCTCAAGCAGGATGAGCAAACAACGACAATCTTTTAATATTGCCGTTGTCTATTCATGATACGTGACAAGTTACGTGACAAGTCATACATTAAGGATCGATCTTCCGACAGCTGAAATTCTTCAGCTTTATCTAGCAGGCGTATCGGAAAATAATCTTGCGAAGCGATTCCAAACTTCACGCGGTGTTATCCGAAGACGCCTCCTCCGCGCAGGAATAGTCTGTCGTGGACGAAGTCAGGCTGAACTCCTCAAGTGGACTAAGATGAGCCAAGATGCTAGGGCTCGCCAAGTAGAAGCTGCTCATGAAGCAAAGCGCGGAACAAATGAACCAAGAGACAAACTTTGGAAAGTAAATCCCACTGAAAGCGAGACGTACTTTATCGGTTTAGTCAATAAGTATCAATGGCCTTTAGCATACTGTGGATCTGGTGGCGTCGTAATCAACGGTTGTAACCCAGATTTTATTCACAAGACCCAAAGGAAAGTTCTTGAAGTCTATACGGGAGCAAAGCATCTAGAGAAAGGCGAACAGTACGCTAAGGCAGGTTATGAATGTCTTTTCCTTAACATGAGGCAAGCGGAACGATTCATAGTTGAGGAAATTCAACAATTCCTACAATCCGCCCCCTAATAATATTAAGAGGCATCTACACGATGGATGCACGTTCGGATACCAAACCCAATCGTTAGGACCCTTAAGCAAATACGGAAAGGTTCTCTCAGCATCTTCATCACTAATTATCTGCCTGTCATGTTTCAAACAAGCATCACAAGTCTGGTCATCCGTTATTGTGACATACATGAAGCTGAGGTTGGACTCAGCCAACAGATCCAGAAGCAACGCCGTCTTTGTCAAGATCCTTAGCGAGTTTTTCATACAATTCCAACCGCTTCTTGCTTTCAACACTCAGGTTCGCAGCAGTTCCAGCAGGAACAAAACGAGCATCAATCACAGTGTTTTTCCCTGCATCTTCCGGATATCCAAGCCGCTGACGAGCCCAACCAGGACTCACAATCGCATGCTCAATCTCGCCCTGCAACATCTTACTCAAAGCTTCTTTGTCCTCGTTTTTGAGGGGTCTCCAAACAAGCTTCACGCGTTTCGAGGTCTCCACAAGAGAGAAAATCAGTTTCTCATGCATCCGTTTGATGGCTCGCTGATAATCTCTGACTTCAGCCTCAAGAATCCGCTCCTGATACTCAGCTGTAGCCATCGTACTTGTACCGCCAAACCCTAAAGCTGCCTCCGGCACCCCTAGTCCAGCAACAAGATTACGTGTGAAATGATTCAACAACGGATCAATCGTCTGTCGACCGCCAACACTTGCACTCTGATAGACTTCCTCAATGCCCTCGATCGTCCCGTCGTTGAAGACATCTTCTCCAGGCTTCCGATTTATGATACCGTTCTTAATCCGGTCAAAAGTTGGTTTGTCGACAGGATTCGCTGCACTTCCAATATTGATGAGCAAAAGAGGATCTGCACGACGTCTAGCAATCCAAGGCAGCTTCTCCTCCATGAAAAGAAGGGACTTTACTGTTGGAAGTACCCGACGGAGACCACTAATGCCGAAGATTTCCCAGGGTCGAACCCTGAATTTCAGCGGTATCATCTCGTCTGACTTGATCGTTTCTTTCTTGCCGAACTCAGGCTCGTAAGTGTACTCGATTACTTTTTTTTGCTTGTCAAATTTCAAGCCGACTTTCATGGGGTTTAAGGGCTCAAGTGAGATTTCCTGGTCTTTGTGGACCCGCCAATACATTGTGCCAAAAATCAGAGCCGCAAAGGTTCCATCACGGAAAACCGTGTCAGCCTCAATATCTATGAGGAGTTGCTCAACAGTCTTCTTGCTCTTCTCGTCCTCGCATTCCAGATCGTAACCCATTTGCCAAATCATGAACTGCTTGATGTCAACTGCCCGGGCAACATAGGGAACATAGTCATAGGAATCTAGATAATCTGGAAAATCATTCAGATCATCCGGATATTTCGCACCACCAACTGTGCCGATACTGACCCTGGCAGCTGTCGCCGGATTAACTGAAGCCTCGATCAGTTTGGCTGCCTGAAGTCTCCCTCGGATTCTCGTTTCGGAACTCTGCTGGGACTGCTCGGAACTTGCAATAAGAAAGGCTCCAGACACTTTACCCTCTACAGCAACGAGCCCCTGCAATTTAGGTTTTTCAGGATCCTTCTTTTTCCTGTGCAGCCAACCCATCAATTTTTATCTCCAACAGTTCCGAAATCAACAAGACCCAACGTCATCTTCGGCTGCTTAACCGCAGCATACACAGCTAGGCACGTGGCCCAGAATCTATCATCATGCGAACCTTCCGGGTGACTGAATGTATAGATTTCACTCCCAGGCGGCTGCTCCCATTGCACGACGTTGAAATCAGCCTGAACGTCCTGATCGAAAGGCAATTCAAAGCGCCTTCTAGCCTGCTCAAGAGAGAGCGACTTGTCGCTTTCCCGGACAGTCATCATCAATTGCTTCAATGCCATAGCCATGCCATGTTTAAGAGGCTGCGTAAAATCGATGCCGACGATTCCAGGAAAGCCAGCTTTGTTAATTTCCTCATCCATCCCCTTTGTGCCAGTGTGATCGTAATAGACAGCTCTAACCTGCTTCCACCGATCGCAGATTGACTTAATATATGCCATCTGCGTCACGTAAGGAGTACCTAGACCAAACTTTTTGCAGTGAACTAGCCGGCTGAAATCAGATTCTTTCTGAAGAATCGCCATAGCACCAGGATCTCTATCTCGCCCAAGATCCCACCCTATGAAGAACTCACCTTGAAGATTGTCTTCAAACTTTGCAAATTCCAGTTGCTCATTTTGACATCGAATTATCAAGCTGCTCGGCAGAAAAGAAGTCTCGTCGTCGACGAAACTGCTTTCCATCTCACGCTTCCAACGCCAAGGATCACCAGAATACTGCTCCCGCATTACCTCAACCTGGTACGGATCCAGAGGACCATTGGGTTTCTGCACTTCCTTCCAAGTCAAAAAGTACCGGGGAGGATCCCGCTCGAAAATGTTGCCGCTGAAGATTCGGAAGCTCTTGTCATAGCACATCTTGTAGTAGATGCTGTCTTTGTTCCAGGGCGTGCTTGCCACGTTGATCTGAACAGTCTGCGTAAGCGTCATAGGCAAGAGCGCGCTAAGCCACAGATCCACATCTTGACGAACAAAGTTCATTTCATCAATACTGATCTTTCTGGGGCCATGGCCGCGGATCGTGAAAGGCTCCGGCGTCTCAGCAAGAATTATGGTACCATTATTGATACGAATTATAGTCTGAAGTTCGCATTCAATGTAAGCATCATAAATCTCCGGGTCCATCCGCGCAAGATGCTCATGAAAAGCTTGAAAATAAATCTCTTTGATCTGCTGAAACTTCGGCATAGTCACAATGATCGTGCAGTTCGCATTATGCATACCGAAATACAGGTCATCGCCAGACATCGTCATCGTTTTACCGGCGCGCCTAGGCCACCGCACAACCTTCAGAGCAGCTGGATCCTGAAGAAACTCAGCTTGATACGAGAACGGTTTGATCTTCAGAATCTTTTCGAAAAACTCAACCTTATCCACCGGGAGCGGAGGAAGTTCGCGTTTCTTGGCCATCCCCCTTTCCAGGTTGCGCAACAATGTTTTTTGCCGTTGCTTCATTCACAAGCATCTCAAGCTTAGCAAGGTCCTTGTCAATCTGTCTCTCATCAATCCCCTGAGCAATTGTATTCATGACTTGCGCAGCGTAAGTGGCAATTCGAGCCCAGATCTGGCGCTGCTTCATCGTTATAGGCTCTCTTTTGCCATCAGCATATTGAAACTTGTACGTGCCCTTCGCAAACGCAGACGCCATATCAAACAAGTCCTCAAGGCCTCTGACAGCTTTATTGCGCAAACGTTGAGTATCAAGGTTAAACGTCCTGCGCAACTGGAAAAAACGACGGGCTACCTGCGTTTTACGAGACGTTCTACCGCCCAAAACACACTCCCCCCGCCGAAAAATTATCTTTGAAAACTGCCTTGACCACGAGAATCAACTAAAACCTCGCCTTTCATCACATCCGGCACGTCACTGACTTGAACAGGAATAGGTCCAGCCAACTTTGCGAGAATATCCTCCGGCGACAATTTACAAACAGTCTCCGCACGCAGAGGATCCTGGAAGCTATGTTGAAAGATCAAGCCTCGAATCTGCCGTCTCAGAATACTTTCAGCACTTCTTTTATGCCTCAAAAACCTTAGAACCTCCACTCACGCCACGTTAACCAAGAAAGGACGCAGCGAAACAGAAACTGGCGACTGGACCTGGTTAATTGATATAATGGGTAATTCGCCTTTTAAAAGCTTTATGCAGTCGAATCAACGTCAATTTGCGGCTTTTCACCGTTCCCCCATGTCTCAACTGCAAAATTCGTAAGAGCCCACTTGTGCCCTCGTTTCTCAAACAAGTCTTCACCAGTCTCAAGTCTCAACCGTTTATTCATCCGAAGGATCCTTCTGCTCACATGCCAATGATGAAGATGATATTCAGGCAGAGCCGCAGCGACGTCTTTCGGAAAGATGCCGCCTCGACCAACTTCGAAAACACGCTGCAGAATCTCAAGGTCCACTTGATCCACACAAGCAAATTTCTGTATCAAAGGCGTGTCAAAATGAAAGTAGCCGGCGCCCTTCAAACCGTTAAGGATTACACGTTGCATCTCTCGAAGTTCACGAATCTCTTTCTTGACGTCTTTCAGAATTTCCAGAGTATATTTGAGACGACCGATTTTCTCCTCTTTTGTACGCCCTTTCCTATGATACTGCACAGGGCTCGGGCTAGAAGCTTGTTCGATCTGTTCACCCATGGAAACCACCAACATCAACACATGCGAAAGTTAAGCCTGCTTGATCTACATCCATAGAGCTCGTATGGGCTCGTCTTGAAAACAATGGACTTTTCCCATGGCCCACATAGGGCTCGAAAAACCCGTTTGAACGGTCTTCAAGCGACATTATCGGATTATCTGACATAGAAGTCTAGCCTCTTGTGATCCGGTCCTAAGGGCTCGTTTTGACGATTAGCTTCAAGACCTGCAATTTGTTTCAGAAACTCTAGAACCTGAGAACTACATTTCACCAAGTCCTCAGTTGCCCTTGTCAGACTGTCAACTTTCATCTCCAGACGTCTCACCGAATCTGGTAACAAGTGACGAGCATGAGCACGTTCCTCACCACTATATTCCTCATGAGGTTCTCGCTCCGGCGGACTGTTATCAGTCGCCCCAACACCCTCAGTAATTATGGTACCACACTTCACGTCTTCCTTAGCCTCTTCACTGTAAAACCGATAAATCGGCTTATGCAACGGCACACCATCATCCGACAACACCATACCAAACCTCTGCTCCAAAACCATCTTCACACGCTCCACAACACGACCAGCATCAACCTTCAACTCATCAACATCAAAACCCCGAAGCCTACCAGGATGAATAATCACACTACGACTCGTCTTCACAACCCGCACACCACCAATACGAACACCCAACTTCAACCAATTCCTAGGACTCCCCAACTTCACCCAGTCAACACGAACCCTCTCCCCCTCCAAAACACCAAACTTGAAAGCATGATCCTCCAACACCACAGGCTCAACACAACACCCCTCACTCCTAGTGAGACTCTTTGAACCGAAAGGTGTCAGCTGGTAAATCTTGACGACGTCGGCAACCTGAAGCCGTAGAGCTCCCATGTCCAGCAACTTGTTCTTCCAATAAGTCACGTTACTCTTACAGCAACCGAGGACTCGCGCAGTTTCTGTTGCGGTGGATCCAGCACCAAGCTTCTTGAGGACCTGCAGCCCCAACCCTAAGAGTTCAAAGCGATTATTGAACTGTTGAACTCGACCATTACGAGAAAGCTGATCGCCGGGATGCCTTTTCGAAGCCAAGAACAAAACCTAGATCAAGATCGTTCCGTGAGACCTCAGAAGTATCTCGCTGGAATTGAAACGCAAGAGACAAGCGCTGCTCTCAAAGGCAGGCCGTTCTTCAAGATTTCAGTTTCAACGGCTTCCTTTGAGCTTCCGAATCTACTCTTTAAATGGTCAATGATCAAAGTTCTCTGCTCATCGGTTAGAGCGGCCCAATCTACCAGATAGACTTCCATCGCTCCCTTTCCCTCAAGCTGTGCTTTATAGGATGAAATTCCCTTGATAGGCACTCCACCATTCGGGAAGACAAAACCCCAAATCTTTTTCCCTTCATCATTCAACAACGCTTTCATTTTGAAGCCTCAAATATCTCAGGTGAGTACATCGAAGAGAGTAACGACTCTAGCTGTTCAACAAACCATATTTTACTTGCAACTGCTCTATGTTCAAGTATCCATTCAATGCGTTCTCTGATCTGATTTTTATTCAGCATTTTGATTCCTCACCTTCACTTCTTCAAATTCTATACTTTCGCAAAAAGGGCAACAAGGCTTCTCAACAATCACGCGAGATGGCATGTCCAGCGAAAAGGTTGGCGGCGGTCTCTTCTCTACAGAAATCCTCGCTAGCATGGAAAACGTTCTATTACAGGTTGGATTCTTACACTTCCACATCAAGAAACCTCCTTGATGCGTTCCTTGGCTTCAGGAAACAGCCAGTATTCCCAGCCGCCATTAGAAGCCTCTTGACGTTGCAATACTTTCTTCTGAACAACGGTGTCCAAAGAGTCATTCAGCGCCTTCGTGTTAACCTGAACAGCATAAACCTCAGTGATCTTTTTCGCAATAGTGGTAACACGCCTCTTCTCATTGAAGAAGTCGTGAAGGGCCAATGTTATCAGGCGGCCTTCATGCGTGGACTCATCAGTCTCCACAACTGGCCGAGCGACTTTGTGCTGAATCTCTGGAATGCTTTCAGTAAGGACGACTGCAGCAGCGCCTTCTTGGGTACTTGAGAGCGACTTTTCGGAGACTTTTGGGATACTCCTCGCTATCTCTTCGACCTTGTGAATATTGTCGTAGATATTCTGCACATTCAAAACTCGTCGGAGAACGCTCTTCAACTCATCATAAAGTTTCAATTCCTCTCCCGCATCGTTCACACGTTTTTCCAAATCCTTCTTCACTGACTCTAGAAAAACGACACGCTCTTCGAGTTTCTTCATGTCTGGAGCGCGCGCGGGTTCAGAACCCGCCACCTGCGGCCTAGCGCCTGCCTCCATCATTTCTTTCACTGAAAGCTTGATGTTCGCCTTCTCCTGCAGTTGTTCATTCTGCTTTTTCAGGTCCTGAACCTGGTGCTCGAGGCGCTTGACACTTGACTCTTCTTCTTTCTTAGCAGCGATCGCCTTCGCAATTTCTTCCTGGAGACCTCCCAGGGCTCGCGACAGATCCGCAGTGAACGGTTTCGGCTCAATCAGTGGTGTGTCGGCGCCGTGAGGACAGAGACGTTTCCGAACAGCGATCGTGTCGACGCCGCCCTTGTGACTGACCACAAACGAGCCCGTAGACAACTTCATAATCTGCTCTTCACTAATGTCCAGATGCTGCTTTTTCACGACAAACATGAGACCAGTTCTAGGGTCAAGGTCTGCAGGACTCGTGAACTTGCCAAACAAGTTGATGTTGCACTGGCTTAACGGGCTCTTATGGAGATCTGCCGGGCGCTGGCTAATAAGAATAGGGAAAATGCCGATTTTGCGGCCGTGTTTTGCGATAAGGCTCACTCGGGACAGAGATTGCTTGGTGACTTGATCCCACATCTGCGGCGCCCAAATATCTGCCTCTTCAAGAACAAGGAAGAGCACGCGCCTGTACTTCTGTTCGAGGCGGTAAAGATTCCACAAAAAGTTGGAGACAAACTTGATCTGGTCCGCATCATCTTCGATGTCGCTGACGTTGACGACGAGGCTGATGCCCTTCTCCAAAGCAGCTTTGACATATTCATGTGCAAACGCGGGCTCGAGGGGGAGATCCTGATAAGGCCCACCGACAACGACCACATTATTGTACCGGGCTTTCAACGTGTGCCACTCAGGAATAGGCTCGATGATGATTACTTGCGCATGATTGTCCAAGACGTCTTCAACGAGGTCCGCTGCGGCGTTGCTTTTGCCGTGACCACTCATCGCTAATATACTGAAGCGTAAGCCTTCACGCTTGTAATCATCAGTGTCAACAGCAAAATCAGAAGATAACCGCAACTTCAAGCAGAAGCCCCCAAATTTGGTGCAGCAACAAGAATTTTCTGCCCAGGCAACGGCGGACGTCGCGGAACATGCCGCTCAAACATGTGCCTCGTCTTCGGATAATATTCAGGACCGAGAACCTTGGGCCAACGGTAAACGTACAACTTCTGTTTCTTGCCACGGTAATAGTAGTTGCAGGCGTCTGACCGAATTTCGCCAGGCCTTAAGTCGGCAAACTCGGGATACTCTGTTTGAAAATCCTCGACTCTGCTATAGTCAACGGCACTTACCCAACGGTTCTGACGCCAACACACCGGGTCTTCATAACCGCATTTTGGGCAGGTCTTCAAACTTCGGTCTCCTGGACGTTCCAAATGATCAGAGGCTCCAGGCAGACCGGGCACCGACGCCAAACATCATAGTCTTGAACAGTTCGACGGGTCCTGCATTTGCGACAGTAGGCCTCGAAAGAGACGACCCCAGGTGCACTGGCTTTTATAGGACTCTTTTGAGCATGGCCTCTTAGGCCTTTCTCGATTTGCTCTTCATGGGTTTGAATTTCCCTTCTAAGGCTCTCTTTCTTTTCGTCGTCACAACAACAGAGATCCTTAGGCAAACCGCAATCGTGACAAACATTCTCCAGAGCCTTCTGCAGCCCCGGAACGCTCAAGACTTTCTTTGGGCGTCCCCTCTTCCCCGGCAGAGCCCGACCCGCCTCCACAAGTTTCTTAAATTTCTGCTTCAAGGCCATGACGCTGCGGCCCTTGAACTCTTCCGTGAGGATCCTGCATTTTTCCTTGAGGCTGCCGGTGAGGTCACTGACTCGCTTGACTAACCGATCTTCGTCTTCTCGGCTCCATTGTGGTCCTTTCATAGCAGATAAGCCGAGAGGCAAAGTCACTTTGGCAATATGTCCAGGACCTGAACCTATCTTGCGGTCTTTGACTACAGAATGTGGTCGAGAGACGACTCTGGGCTCGTAGACAGTTCTCTCCGTATTCCCAGACGCTCTCTTCGTGACTGGAACGAGAGTAACAGGCTTTCCATCTACATCAGTGTTAATGCATACGTAGCCGCCTTCATCCAAGCCGACTTCCCAATCAGGATCAAACTGATCTCCCGGAACAACGATGCACTCACCGTGAGGCGGAACATTCTTCACTGGAAAACGCAATTTCAACTGCTCGAGATTGATCAAATGAACATAGCCTCCCAACATTCCTTATGATAGTGGCGACGTGAAACCAGACCTTGCTTATCACGAGTTACGACTTCATCGCCCAATCGAAACTTTGTGTCGCAACGGCAACATCTTCCAGGATAACCTCGTTCCAAAATCATTGAAAGCCATCTTCTCGACGCTTCAAAAACCCTTCTGGACGAAACCATTACGCTCGAGAATCCTCCTTACGTTGGCCGACAACTGCCATAATGTAACCCAGGAGACGGAGAAGCAGTAAGACCGGGGCGAAAAGTTGACTGAAACGTTTCGGTAGCTGCATTAAGAGACCTCAGTCAATTTTTTCTTATAGCAGCAGCCATATGGCCAGTAACAAGTTTTCGTCCCTGGAGTCTTGTCAGGGCAAGGCTTTCCGTATTCACAGACTCCTGTGATTTTTCGTTCTGCAGGCTTTTCCATCAGGAGCCCTCCCCTTTCTTTTTTGACTCTTCAAGATATTTCGCATAGCAACTCTCGCAGAGTCTGAGTCTTGCTTGCTCACTGACCATGTGAGCATCTCCAAAACTCTTACACTTTCGGCAAACGTAATATTCCCAATTGACTTTCTCTGCACTCATTCAGGCCTAGCCTCCGGGCGCTTCTTTTTCACAACTGGAACCCACTCACCGTTTTCAAGAAGCTCACACAATCTAAAATCTGGAGCAACATGATGACGCGGTCGCTGACTCATCTACAATCTCTCCTGAGTCATCCGGTGAAGCCTCAATTCTCGAAGCATAACGTCAACTCCCACAATCACATCTGGCTGCGCCATTTGCCAATGAGCTTTCAAAACATCTCGAATTTGATCCTGAGACGGCTCCAAAACACGCTGCTCACTATAAGCCAACGTCACAGCAGCCGCTAACGCTGTATTTGCCAAATTCAGAAGCTGCTGCGTACTCGTCATGCGAAAATAAGCAACAGGTTTACTCATTGCCCTGTTCAACTTGTGCCTCCGATCGAGAAGCAACTGAACTCGCAAGGGCTCGCCCTCCCGGTCAACCAAGTCAAACCGGAGGACCTGCTTGAACTCACGCAAAGTATCGTCGCATTCAATTTCCCGCCAGTTGACCATGACAAGGTCAGATGGCTTAGGGTTACTTTCTTGAACCGCTGCTGTCAAGCTTCGTCTGACCTCCCTGACTGATCTTAACGTCAAATTCTGAGTCAAGCTCAAAACTGTCGAGTTGCTGCATCACTTCCAGCTTCAAAAGAAGCTTCTCGCCTTCAGCAGACACTAGAACAACTGTCGGAGTCTTGTCTTTCCCTCTCAAACCGATATCAGTAACTTTCATGAGACGTTCCAACAAGCTCAATCAGGCTCCGGCAATTCCTTACGAGAGTCTTTGAACAATTTTCGGACTGCAACAGCGAGCTCGTGCAAAAGAGCGGCACGACTATGATCATCTATCCCTGACAATTGGAGCCCTCCTCTTCAATGCCTCTAAACGAAGCCTTGCTGCTTCGGCGACAAACTCGGCATTGCTCCTGTACGGTCCATTAGGCCTCACATGCTTCTCCTGAATTTCATCAACAAGCGAAGCCATGAGACTCACATTTCTGAACCTCTTCTCCTTAGATTCCATGCCTAAACCTCCTTCAATATTGCTCTATTCTTAAATGAACTTCTCCTTCCACCTGAGGTTCTATATAACACTTTAGAGCAAAAATGCGTTAACTTTACATGATGAGAATAAGGCATTTATAATGCAAACATGCTCTAGTTTATTGGACGAGATAGTTGACTGAAAAACCATCGTATAGAAATATCAGCATGAAAACTGAGTTAGCTGACGCAATCGAAGATTACATAAAAGCGCACCTGGAACTCGGATACCGGAGTCTTGCGCAGTTTCTGGAGGATTCGAGCCGCAGAAGACTAGAGGAATTAAGAAGTCAGGAACAAGAGGTGCCGCGAATGGAAAAGATTAACTGCGACAATGAGGGTTGCAAAATCCACGACCGGAAACTCGGGAGGGTCGCAGATATAACGTTCAAGCCTTCCGGGATCCGCTGTAGCCTAGACGAAAGAAGTAATTGTGAACATATCAAGTTTGCATTAGAGCACCGTGACGTCAAAGAAATCATAATGAAGAAGCGGAAGCAGGGGTGGAAGCTTTCAGACGTTTAAGGGGAGGTGAAAAACGTGCCATTATTTGGAAAAAAGGAGAAAACCGAATTTAAAGGGCAGTACTTGGGCGGCCATCCGGCTTACCCGAAAAAGCGAGATGTAAAAATCAAAGTATGTGAGGCTTGCCTTGAAATTCCCGAGTTGAACCTGAATATTCGTTATGATAATATCAAGAAGATTGAGAACACAACGAAAGATAAGATGAGTGCTGGCCGGGTGTTACTGCTCGGCGTTGTTGGAGCTCTATGGAAAAAGGAGCAAATCTTGACAGTTCTGACAGTCCAGA